CTTGCTAAAAGGTTAGTGGATGCACTCGTACCTAGGATTCATACCGAAGAGCCGGACAGAATGACTTTGGAGGTTATAAATTTACTGAGGAAAAAATCCAAGGAAATAGTAATAGCGCACTATGAGAAGCATGGTGATTTTAACATTAGTCAGAGAGATCCGGCGATACTGAAAATGCCTATTACGATAAGGGACCACTCACTAATAAAAGACAAGAGTTACTGGGCTAAGGAGAAACCTAAGCAACAGGGTGGTAAGTACGAAGACCAACCGGCTGACATAGCGAAATTCAATGAGATGAAGGCTGGGCAGCAGCGGTACAGGGAGTGGTTGATGGAAAACTGGGTATTGACGAGAGGAAAGATCAGACAATGAGAAGACGTAGAGACGCATCGGTTGACCCAGACATGGCACCTAAGCGAGAGGTTAGGGCAGAGGCTAAGGTTACCAAGAAGGCAGGTAAGGTAGACCTCATCCTGGCTAAGGCACAGTTAGCTACGGCTAAGGCGAGTAAGCGTAAGGCACTTGTAGCCCTGATTGTGGTAGGGATAATTGCTTACTATCTACTGTCATCTGGTGGTGGTCTAGGTATAATGGAAAAAGCCAAGAGTTTCATCCCATTTTTAGGAGAATAGCATGAACAAAATAAAAGAGATTTTCACAGCCATTAAGACGAAGGATACACTAACAGCGTGTATCGTAGCTGTACTCACTGTACTCGCCACTGTCATCAACGACACGGTGGGTGGAGAGAACCCGCTAATTGGTAACGAGTTTATTATTACCGTTGGTGGTGGCATCAGTGCCTTCTTAATGGGATCACACCGTAAGACCCAGACACCCATAGGAAAAGACAGTGACTGAAATAGAAGACCTACGTAAAGACATGTCCCGTATTGAGATAAAAGTAGAGCAAGTGCTCACTAAGATAGAGCCTATCTCTAGACTCTACAGGGGCAACGGTAAGCCGTCCTTAGACGTAAGGGTGTCAGTAGTGGAAAATGACATTGAAGACGTTAAGGGAACGTCTCAGTGGGCTTCTCGCACTGCTGTAGGTGCGTTAATCACGACTGCTGGTACTGCTCTCTGGTATATCCTTACCAATTAGTGTATCCACCTCTATTACGAGTTCTTTAAGTCTGTCCAGTGGTACGATGACCAGCCAAGGTTGCAGACTAGCCCTGTGCATGACGATTGGTATCTGTCCATTTTCAGCATCACGTTCTGCCTGATCTATCCATTTGTACAGTGTCTTGGTTCCTGACTCCACACGTTTACATTCTATGTGCAGTGAGTGTACCCCGACTACATCTGGTTCCCCATCATCCATACCGCAGTACTGTTGTGATCGTCTCCAGTTAGGTCCTGGAAACAGTTTCTTGAGCATTTTTACTAGTTCCAATTCGCCACGCTTCCCTTTCTGTTTGCTATTCGTCATAACCAAACCCTTCAGGTATTCTAATAGACCCTTTAGGTGGCTTGGTTTCAACGTCACATCCAATGACAATAGAACATTTATCATGTGCCCTTTTATTCCAGATGTCAATTACCATTGATTCAACAACATGGGTTATAAAATCAAGTTGCTCTTCAGGAAGTGACCCACACCCAGGAGGATAATCCACCGTTGGACCACAGCCACCACACCCACCGCAACGCACCCAGAGCATGCCAGGAACATCGCCATTAAAACTCAAATCGTTAGACCCACAGAATGGGCATGGTTCCAGTGTTCGTTCTTCAGCAGTCATCGTCTATCTCCTCCTCGTCGAAGTGTTCTTCATCATAGTGATGACCAATGTCCCTGTCATTACCACACTTAGGACAATCGCCACCACCTTTATTGTCAAACCAATCATGCCCACAGGGGCAGCTATGCGTCATGCACGCCATCTTTTTTCTCCTGTTCCCCGTACCCTCTACGCCCAGCGGTTGCTAGGTGTATCAGGAATCGGACTAATCCTACCTGTCTAAAACCTTCTGTTACTAGCTTACGATGGATATGCAGCAGTTGCTCCACGTCATTCGTCAGCACTCGTACCCGTCGTCTGTCCGTTGATATGTATCTGATTCTCATAATGGTTCCTTACTTTATTGAAATAGTAAACATCTATATATAGGGGAGTTTTTTCACCTATGTAAGCACCCCAGGTATTAAATTCTAGGTACTCATATGCCTCATCCCTGTCCATATCGTCTTTGGTACATAGTATGTGTACCATCATTTCCTTGTCGTAGCAGACCCGACCATCAGAGACACCGATGATAGCATCATCAAATTCATCTGCAAATAGCAGGTCATCATCACCGTAGAAATCTACCAGNTCCTGTCTCATCCCATCCCCCATCCTGAAGAGAAGATTCTACTGAACCAAATGCCCAGTGCTGCCGTAGCAAAGAACCATAGGATCGCCTTGGCTATTTTAACGTGCGTTTCATCTCTATCTTTCATCGTAGTCTCCTTGTTATCTGTTACGAACACCCGTGTATTCTGTTGCTTTAACCAACTTTACCCTGAACACAAATCGCCACACACTCTTCAAATCTATCGAATCTATTAGAGTTACTTTTCTCCAATGACAAATTCCCCATGTAGCAATCTGTTCAATAATGACTTCTTTACTTGGATTCTGTTCACCAAAATAGGCAGTCAAAAAAGTTTGCGTAATACCATTTAGGATATTAACGTAAGGCTTGGGCATTGTTATCACCAATAGCCCATCCTTAATCAATAAGAAAATATCTGGAAAAAACCTATTGGGAAAACCATAAGGATCAAGGTCGATGACATCATATGTTTTCTTTTCTCCTATAAGACGATGAAACACAACAAAACTATCACCTGTTTTCAAATACTTTCGGTCATAGCAATCCACTTCTCCATATTCGTTGTATTTATTTGTTAAATTCCCTTGCCCGGAAAAAAGTTCCAAAATTTTCTTCCCTTCTCCATCAAGCACCCGGTCTAATTGCATGATCTTCTCGTCGGGATGATGAACAGAATCATCATTACTAGCTTGCAATGCCCGGACTACATCATGCCTAATAGCCCTATACGTCTTATCCTTCATCGTAGTCTCCTTGTTATAAAAGCCCCTGCCAGCATACAACTGGTCAGGGGTTCCCCAAAAGGCTAGGCAATCGAGAGATTATACCCAACCTACATGGCTACCGAATAGCAGCCTTGTTCATAGTCCACACCCACCCTCACACTCCATGTCGAATAGGTCTGGTTGGTCTTCGTTTAAGTGACAGTCCTTGAGAGGCGTGTGTGATCGGTGTAGATACAGTTCATCATTAACCCGACCACTGAAATCATTACGTATGGCTTCATCAATCTCCACTGCCCGATCCCATCCCTTCGGATCGTTCTTCTTGAGACTTAGCCATTCACGGTTAGACTTATATGGGCAGAACACACAGGCACTTCTTGGTACAACGTGTGGCACTCGCTTCTCAAGATACTGGATACACATATGTCTCGTCATGTAGTCGTCTATCAATGGGAATCCCACCTTTGACCAACCACGTTGTTCAAACCTACCCCTTGCCCTAGCTGCCCTTCCTGGTTCGTCATACGAGAACCCCATGTACTGCCACAGTTCTACGTCTTTAGGGACACGCTTACGTGGTGCTAGACCTAGTATGTCCCTGCGTATGGTACGTTCCACTACTTTGATTTTGTATTCATCTGTACACTGACGTATCAACATACCACCTTGTTGAGTCTCAGAATTAAAGGTGAAAGCAGGAATAGAAGCACAACGATTACCGCCTTCTTTCTTGGAGGCAATAGTACCATCCCCCAAGCCACCCTTTGGATCAGAGCGTACAAGTATCTCAGCACCACCGTCTAGACCCTGCATCCACTTGAGGTGCTCATACACAGCATCAGGCTCGTCACCTGTATCCGCAAAGATAGCGTAGTCAAAGGTCATCTCAAGATCACCATCCATACTCATCAGGTACAGTGCCGTACTCTGGACACCAGCACCTAGATTAAGGATATGTATCTTACGCTTTTCCATGTGCCTCATCCCTCTCCTTGACCTCACCACGTAGGATACGTGTATCCTCTGGTGCTTCAATACAGATGATAACCTTACCACCCTTCACTGTTATAATCTCTAGTTCTATGTCGGTTCCAATGTGTATCTTGTCCCCAACTCTTCTCGTCAGTGATAACCCCATTACTACTTCTCCTTAAAAAGACCCCCGAACACGTCCTGTTTCTCCTCTGTCTTACGACAAGCCTCAGTGAACAGCCTCATAGTACCTGACATATGGTCAGCAGGCATATCGTACACCAATGGACGTAAGTCCCAGACATACTGATTATTCTGTATAGACTCCTTCTCGGCAATGCCATAGAAGGTCACTGTCCTGCTATCAAAAGAAGCAGATAGGTAGAAGTCTACGTCCTCGTTTTCTAGCCGCCAGTTAGTGATCCGAACACCCTCATGGGCAGGGTCGATACCACCACCAGCGAATCGAGAAGATATAACGAACGAACTAAGACCCAGTGTTGTATCCTCAACAATGACATCAGCATCATTAGCATCTGAGTAATTACACTCATGCCATATATTATTCTGCGTACACCACTTAGAGAATGCCCAACCGCATACGCAGTCAAGCAATAGGTCAGTGAACATTCGGTTACGACCGGCAAAGCTACTACTAGATTCGCAGTGCTTCTGAGCATATTCCTTAGCTTCTAATCGCACCTGCTCTGGTACGAATACGTAAACCCAATCAGGGTTACGATTTGTAAATGAAAACATCATGTTTCCTCCTCGTTTAACTTTCCTTGTAAACATCAATCCTAATGTACCTTATCGGTACGTGACAATACCAACTCCTATGTTTCATAGATTTTTCTATTAATAGTTGAGTCTCTGTTCACACTCATCTCCATCCAGTAACCGCCCATAGGTCGTGGACCCATACCCTTCTCGACTGCCCACCCCTCTGCACCATCACCAAACTCATCCTTATATGTACCACAGCGGATCATATCTATCTTCTGAGTCTTGATCTTCATGCTCTGGTTCAATGTAGATCGGACAATGGGGAATGTACCCTTCTTATGAATGTGTCCCGCTATGTATACGTCAGCATCACATTGAAGGAAGTACTTCTGGAAGGCTGTAATCTGCTGGGAGAATGCTCCACCACTACCATAGCCATGATGGGAATAGATAGTGAATGAGTTACGAGCACTATGCAACTTGCAGAAGACCCGCATCCAGTTACCATACCCACCAGCACTGACATGACAATCAGGCTCAACCATCCTGAGTAGCGTTGTAAAGCGATCAATCAGGTCTATCTCCTGACGCTTCATAATGGCTGTCTCATGGTTACCAGGACACACGAGGATTAGGTTATTGGCATAGGGTCGCCACCACTCTACAGCTTCCTCAACAACGAGGTCGAAGTAGTTAGGGCCATCATGCTGGGGAAGCAGTGAACCTTTAGCTTTCCTAGGGTCATAAGCACCTTGCATACAGCAAAATAGGTCACCGAAAATACAGATTCCAGCGTCGTCTTCTAATGCTTTATCAAGGTCTTTCTTTAGCAGTTCCCTATCGCAGTGGGGGTTATCGAAATGTACATCGGATAAGAGTAATAGTTTTCTGACATCCTTTTGACTGTTGAATTGGAGATGTATCTCCTGAATGTTACGGCTATTTCGTTTGACTTCAAACATATTCACTCAACTTTCTTTGTAGACTCTATTTCAATTAAACGCTTTAGGTAAAATAGTGCCTTCTCTAAATCTTGTATGCGAAGTTCCTGTGTATCGTGCTTGTGTTTATAGCGTACAACATATTTCATAATGTTGCCCTGATAAAATCCTAACTGTAGTCCATCGACAGCATCTAAGTACTCTAAGCTACCTTGAGTATAGTGTTTGGGATGATTAACCGGATCACTCATCTACAGTGTCCTCCTCAAATAAACGTAATTCTGGCTCCGAAAAGAAGTGTATTTGTGGAGGCTGTACGTAACTTTTTTTTTGAACACGGCTCGTCGCTGTTCTTGTTCTGGTGTCCATTGTGCTTGAATAAG